TGGATTCTCAGCGTTGATGATATTGAAGTCGGTGAAGTAGACCCAAAAGCTACCCAGCCGGAAGCATAAACCGGACGCTTATCGAGTTATCTATCGCTACTGGTATCCCGATGAGCGAATGGCAAACTGCCGAAGATATTTTAACCGCCATAGAGATACTGGAGAAGCGTAATCGTGGATAATGTACGAATAGCGTACGATAAAAGCGAGCTTTCCGGCATTAAACGCGCTTTCAAGGCTATGGATGGCGAAGCTTTAGATCAAGCTAAAAAAGTTTCAGCTGAAATCGCTGAGATGCTCAAAGATAAAATTATTCGTAAGGCGCAAACGCGCCAAATCGCAGGAGCTTCCGCTCGACGTATTGCTGAAGGCGCAAAAGTTAGCGCATCGTCAAAGATAGGGGAATTATCTCTTGGCTATGCTGGACAAAAATACTCGGGCGGAGGAACAACTCAACAGCTTTGGCCTGGCATGGAATTTGGATCTAATAGATTAAAACAGTTTCCACGTCGTACGCCGAGAGTAGGTCGAGGAAATAAAGGTTATTTTATTTACCCAACACTAACCGAAAACCAGCGAGAACTTATTGCGAAATGGGAAGAATCCTTTGACCGCATATTGAGGGAATGGGATAGATAATGGCCGGTAGTCGTACCCTTAAACTTTCCATCCTTGCGGAGACCGCAGACCTTGTAAAAGGTTTAGATAAAGCCAGTCAAGAAACTCAGACATTTGGCGATAAGGTCGAACAAGGATTTTCCAAATTTGGTAAGGCTGTAGCAGCTGCGGGTATTGCTATTGGAGCATTTGCTACAAAACTGGCTATTGATGGCGTAAAAGCCGCCCTAGAAGATGAAGCTGCTCAGGCTAAACTTGCTGCCACACTTCAGAACGTAACAAACGCAACCGACCAACAAATCGCAAGCGTAGAAGAATATATTTATCAGACTTCCATCGCTGTCGGCGTTACTGACGATGAATTACGCCCATCCTTTGAGCGCTTGTTTAGATCTGTTAAAAACATAGATGAAGCCATTAGACTACAAACCCTGGCGCTGGATATTTCGGCAGGTAGCGGAAAATCTTTGGCTCAGGTTAGCGAAGCGCTTGCTAAAGCATACGATGGCAACTTTGGAGCGTTAAAGCGTTTAGGTGGTGGCATAGATGAATCTATTATCAAAAATAAAGATTTCGACGCTGCCGTACTTGCGCTGAGCAAAACATTTAGCGGACAAGCTGACGTAGCAGCTAATACTTATCAAGGCAAAATAACGCGGCTCAAAATAGCATTTAACGAGGCCAAAGAATCTATCGGCGCTGCCTTGTTGCCTCAAATAGATAAATTGACTACAACATTATTAGATAACGCCGTTCCTGCGTTTAATGCGTTTATAAATGGTTTAACGGGTAAAAGCGGCGTAAAGTCAGCCGTAGGGGAAACTAGCCCTCGCCTTGTCGAAATGAAAACCGAATTATCGGCCAGCGAAAGAGTTTCCTATGAATTAGGCGTAACGATGTCTAATTTAGGATCTACTATTGCCGACGTATTTAAGACTATCGATGCCGGTACTGGTGGCGAAGGTAGCTCGATGAATGGATTTATCAAAGCCATTAAAGCCGTTAATTTCGTTCTCAATTTGATGTCCGACATTATTGACGGAATCCTTCGCGGAATTAAAGCAATCATCAAAGGCGCAGATGATTTGGCTAAAGCATTTACTCGGATGGGTGATGCTGTAGGAAGATTAAACCCATTCAACACTAGAGTTTCGTACGATGTACCCAATATGAGCGCCCCAAGTACATCCAGCCTCGGTAGCGGCTCGGCCAACTACATCACAGTAAATGGCGCTATAGATCCTGAAGGCACAGCGCGGACAATTATTAACGTACTTAATAACAGCCAAAGCCGAGGCACACTCGGAGCCGGAGCGCTGGCGTTCTAATGACTGCCTTCACGCCTCAATGGAAAGTAACAATAAATAGCATCGACTACACCGATGTAACTCTGGCTAACTTGACCATTACTTCAGGTCGCACAGACATTTATCGCCAGCCGGTAGCCGGTTATTGCCAGGTAGAACTGATAAACCTAGACCTAAGCTCTGTGGTTACTGAGATAAATCAAGGCATCACCATTAGCGTTAAAGATTCGACCAATACCTACCAGCCGATATTCGGTGGATTCATCTCCGATATCGTCCAGGAAGTCAGGGATTTAGGTAACGTCGCTCAGGTTCAGGTCATAACGATTACCGCATTAGGAGCGCTTTCACGGCTTCCTAAAGCCACTACAGACGGCGTTCTATCCCAGGATTACGAAGGTAATCAGATTTACACGCTGCTTTCTGGCGTACTATTCCAGACCTGGGCGCAAGCGCCAGCCACGACTACATGGGCAACTTACACGCCTACCGAAACTTGGGCAGAAGCTCTCAACACAGGATTAGGCGACATAGATCAGCCTGGTGATTACGAGATGATTTCGCGCTCAGCTTCCCCGACTGATGTCTACACGTTAGCCGGTGATATTGCTCAAAGTGGCCTGGGTTATCTTTTCGAGGATGCTGAAGGCCGAATCGGTTACGCAGATTCTACCCATCGAGCGCAATACCTTACTACAAATGGTTACGTTGAATTATCCGCTAATGACGCAATCGGTCGAGGGATTAGGCTTTACACCAAAGGCGGAGATGTCCGCAATTATGTAACAATATTCTCGGGCAACAATTTCAGCGATGAGAGCGTTGACTCCGACCCTGCGTCTATTGCTCAATATGGCACGCTCAGCCAGACAATCAATACATACCTGAAGAATAAATCCGATGCTGAAGCACAGGCAGACCAATACATTCAGCTACGCGCTTACCCGCGCCCTGGATTAGACGCAATTACTTTCCCTCTTGTTAATGGCAATATGACCAACCAAGACCGCGACGCGCTCATTAACGTATTTATCGGAATGCCTGTAGATCTTCTTGACTTGCCAGCAAATATGAACGATGGCCAATTTCAGGGATTTGTGGAAGGCTGGACGTTCCGCGCAGGATATAACACCCTTGACCTGACGATTTTACTTAGCCCACTCTCATTCTCGTTACAGGCTTTCCGCTGGAACTCTGTGCCTAATACTGAGAGCTGGCAGACCCTATCCGGTACACTAGACTGGCTAAACGCGACAATAGTCGCCTAAAGGAGAACGAATGGCAACGACGACGAACTTCGGCTGGGAAACCCCCGACGATACCGACCTTGTTAAAGATGGCGCAGCTGCGATGCGTACACTCGGTAACTCGATAGATACCTCATTCGTAGATCTTAAAGGCGGAACTACTGGACAAGTATTGGCCAAAGCCTCAAACACAGATTTAGATTTCACTTGGACTGCTGGTGGAGATATTACTGGGGTAACTGCTGGAACTGGAATTACTGGTGGTGGAACTTCCGGAACTGTAACCATCACGAATGATATGGCGACAAAAATTGACGCTAAAGGCGATTTAATTGTTGGTACTGGTGCGGATACTTATGACCGATTAGCTGTTGGTGGAACAAACGCACACGTTCTCCAAGTTGATTCCACTGCTGCTACTGGCATGAAATGGGCTGCGGTTCCTTCAAGCGCTAAAAGTTACACGCTTCTCAATAGCCCAAGCGGTACGACCATGAGTGGTTCTGGCACTGTTACAGTCAATATTTCAAGCGGTTACGACAATCTGTTAATTATGCTTATGGATACAAGCTCAGCAAACGCTGATTCTTATTTCTATTGGAGATTTAATGGAGATACTGGAGCAGGTCAGTATCTTTATGCCGGTGGCGCATTTAAGGCTCCATCAACATACAGCGCAAACATTTCCGATAAGCACGAAAGCGGAACTGGTGGGCAAACAGAAATTGAAACAATCCAAACAGCAAGCAACGCTGGTTCCGCTGGTTCGGTGGGAATGAATGTGTTTGGAGCCAATTCAACAGGATTCAAGGCTTTTCAATTATCTGGAAACGCTAATACGGGAAGCGGCAACGATCAACAAGGCGTAGCCGTATCTGGTATTTACAAAGGCAGCGCAGCTATTACGAGCGTATCCGTACGCAGCTCTAGCGGTAATTTCGATACTGGTACTATTTTCATTTATGGAGCGTAATATGTATAACGAAAAAATAGTTGATACAATCACCGGAGAAATTACTATTCGGGAATATACTCCTGAAGAAGTTGCCGAAGTAGAAGCAGCCATTGAAAAAGCGCGCTTAAAAAGAGAAGAAGCAAAAGCGCGAGAAGATGCTCGCCAATCTGCTCTTTCCAAACTTATTGACCTCGGACTTACCGAGGAAGAAATTGCTGCCCTCTAGACTGACGGGAAATTGCGCAGATGAGCAAATCCCGACCTGGGAAGATTACGACCCCGAAGCTCTCTAAGGCTGCCCAAAAACTACGCTCACAGATTAACGCGACTTATCCCAAGCGCGATAAATCAAGCGATGGATGGATAGGCGACACTCGACATCAAGTTAGGCCGTCAGATCATAACCCTGACGAGACTGGCATGGTGCGCGCTATTGATGTGGACGCAGACCTAACGCCTAAATACAAAGACGCATCTTGGGATTTAGCCGAAGAACTACGCCTAGCTGCTAAAGCTGGCGAAAAGCGTATTTCCTACATTATCCATCATGGCAAGATTGCTAGCCCTCGCATGGGCTGGAAGTGGCGCGCTTATAAAGGCAACCCACACGCACATCATATTCATATCAGCTTTACACCATCGGGCGACAATGACGGAAAACCCTTCCTAGTAGAGAGCCTAAAGAAATGAAACTAGACACCAAACAAATCATGATGGGCATAACCGGCTTCCTCGTCTGCTGGCAAGCCACTAATTTCGAGTTGGACTATAGATCCATTCTTTCCGCTGTAGTAGCTGCTGGCTTATCAGGCGCTAACGGGAAAAAGAAGGCATGAGCGTCGGGGATTGGATTGCCGTTGTAGCCGTCGCTTTTACAGCGCTTGGCGGTATTACCGGCATCGTTCAATTCCTAGTGAAGCATTACCTGGCTGAACTACGTCCTAACTCTGGTTCAAGCATGAAAGACCAAGTAACGCGCCTAGAGCAGCGTGTGGACGACATTTATAAAATAATTCTCAATAAGACGCTATCCTAGTATCAGCGTAGGGGGTTCAGCATGGAAGAACAGACACCAAAAGAAGATTTCGTCCTCATGTCCGAACCCTTAACGCCTATGCTGACGATGGCTGTCGAAGCGCAGCGATTACTTCAGGCTTATCTCAAAGCTGGATTCACTCGCAAAGAATCATTTGATTTAGTATTGAATCAAATGCCAGAGTGGACATTCCCAGGGCAGACCATCATCGAAGAAGATGAAGAAGTAGATGATGAAGAAGATGATGATCTATGGGAAGATGTTCCTGACGAAATGGAAGATTACGATTAGACTTGTTATTGTTCCAGATCTCCAGATTCCATATAACCATCCAAAGGCTACCGCTAACGTTATTTTTTTTATTAAGGCAATCAAGCCAGATGCCGTCGCAATCGTTGGAGACGAAGCAGATTTGCCGATGCTCTCAAAATGGGAAGCAAACAGTCGAGGCGAGTATTCCGTCAAATTACAGTCAGACCTTGACGCAACTCGTAGCGTTCTCGCGTCTATTCGGAAAGCTCTAGGCGACGATAAAAAGATTCACCTTGTTAGATCCAATCACACAGACCGATTCGACCGATACATTGAGCGTAACGCCCCAGCGCTGGCTACCCTCAAAGGCTTAAAGTACACCGAGCTAATCGGCATCAAAGATTTAGGAATTACCTGGCACGAGCAACCTGGGCTAATAGCGCCTAATACAATCCTGGCTCATGGCGACGAAGCGAACCTGGTTCAATACGCCGGAGGCACAGCGGCCAAACTGGTCGAGCGAATGGGCAAAAACGTAGTCTGCGGACATACTCACAGACAGGGCATTATATGGCGCTCCACAGGCCTCAGGGGGCGATTACAGCCATTATTCGGATTTGAGGCAGGACACCTCATGGCAGTACGCAAAGCGGCCTACACACGGCCTCTAAACGCTCCTAATTGGCAGATGGGATTCGGCATGCTGGAAGTGTCAGGAAACCTGGTTAATCCTATTTCTATCATCATGCGGCCTGATGGCTCATTTACCTGGGATAAAAAAACCTGGGGCTAAACACTTGACTTGCCCCCATCCTGTGTGAAACCCTGTGGGTAACGGATTTCGCAAGGGAATCCAGACAGGGGCAAATAATGGTAGATCTAGATATGAATACTGGGCAGATTATCTTCTGTCTTATCTTCGGTGGGTTAGCGTTCTTAGCTGGCGCACTATGGGGCTACACTTCCGGCCATGATGACGCGACGCGTAGTTATTACTCGAACGATTATAAAAATGAATCAGCCAAAAACTAACGACTACGACGACGTATCTTGGGAATACGCGGAATGTCGTGGAGCAAACACGGAAATCTTCTACGCTAATCGCGATGAACTTGCTGAGCAAGGATTAAATATGCGCAGCGTTCGGGCGATGTGTGGTCGCTGTGTTATTCGACGCGACTGCCTAAGTTATGCGATGGGAAATGAGAAGTACGGAATGTGGGGCGGATTAACCCAAGAAGAACGCACATATGTGCGACATGGCAGATTAACTCATTCGCAAATGCTAGGACTATTACGCGACATGGCTGAGATGAACATAAGCCTGAACTCTATTATCGAGTTTATTGGCGCTCGTAAAAAGTTTATGGACAGGGAAACAAACTATCGGGAAGAAGGATTATGAGTGGGTTCAATATTGAAAATTATGAGACAGTCGATTCGCGTATTGCGAGATTTTGGGAAATGTATCACGGCGGATCTATTATTACAGATTTGTTTAGTGAGTCTAGACCTGATGGTCGCGTGGAATGGATATCTAAAGCAACCATTCGCAAAGAGGCTGATGGCGTTATTGTGGCGACTGGATGGGCTACTGAGTACGAAGGAGCTAACAAATTTGCGCCACACAATGCGCCTGAACTTGCTGAGACTTCGGCGATTGGTCGGGCATTGGCTAATCTCGGGTTCGCTAAAGTTGGAGAACGACCTTCGCGCGAAGAAATGGCTTCCGCACGATCTAAAGAAGCGCCATCTAAGCCGGTGCCACAGGACGACCCATGGGCTAAAGGGATGGAAATACTCGGCGATGCCCTTGGCGCAGAACCGCTAGCCAATCAAACAGTGACTAAATGCTCGCATGGCGTTATGGTGTACAAAACCGGCGTAAGTAAGAAAACTGGTAAGCCTTGGGGTGGTCATTTCTGCCCAGAAAATATCCAGACTTGCGACACTAAATGGGCAAAGGTGGGATAAATGGGTTGGGTAACGATTCAGCGCGCCAATAACCCAGAAGTGTATTTGGGCATAGATGGCGACTTCATAGACATATGCGACTTATGTAATTACCCATTTAACGGCGCGAAGAAATATGCCATTACGCAGGAACACGAAGAATCAGGCGTAATCCATTACATTTGGACTTGCCCTGATTGTGCGTGTAAGAATATGCGATGATTATTTACGATTTCTTTGCGGGTACTGGATCAGCTACTAAAGCATTTGAGGATGCTGGCCACACAGTAATCAAAGTTGAACTTGATGATTACTTTGACGCACATGAGCGCGATATATTACAGCTTGACGCTCACACACTTATCGCTAAATATGGACACCCAGATTTTATTTGGGCTAGTCCACCATGTACGACTTTTAGCGTTGCTTCTCTTAGGCATTATTGGAAACAGGAAAATGGTGTAGCCGTTCCAAAGAATGAAAAAACTTTGGCCGGTATTCAGTTAGTGGAGCATACTGTAAAACTTATTAAAGCCTTGAATCCTAAAATTGGTTGGGTTATGGAAAATCCTAGGGGCATGCTTCGCAAGCAAGAAGTGGTTAAAGATTTGCCACGTCAAACTGTGACATATTGCCAATATGGCAAAAGTTACATGAAACCAACCGATTTATGGGGTTATGTGCCTAATTGGAAACCTAGGCCAATGTGTAAACCTGGAGCTGGATGCCATGAATTCTCCAAACGCAGCTCGCGTTCAGGATTACAAGGTGCTTTAATTCCTGGATTGCGTCGCACAGCGGTCAGATCTATGGTGCCATACGAATTAGGGCGCGAAATATATGAGGCTATAAATGAATCTCTATAGGCGACTATCTGAAATTGGCATGGCTCACCATTACGAATGCTCCAATGATTGTATTGGTCGCCAATATGAACTAGACATGTGTTTAGAGATTCTCGATTGGGTGCGTGAATTCATCGTCGAAAAGGGGTTAAAGAATGAGTCAGTCGAGGAAGCATAGGGGTTACAAAACTCAGGATCTCGTGGCTAAGTATCTGGCTAGCCACGGGTTCCCTTATGCGATGTCTGCGGGTGCTGGGCGCGAGGGTAGTGATATCACCGGCACCCCAGGTATCGATTGGGAAGTAAAAGCTAGAGCTAAATTTGACCCAATGGGAACGATGAAACAACAAGCCAACCGCGTCAGCGATGAGCTGCCGATTGCTGTAATGCGTCTCAATGGACAAGGCGAATCGAGCGTCGGGTCATTCTGCGTGGTCATGCGCTTTGACGAGTTGGTGCTGTTATTACGAAAGGCCGGCTATGGTGAATGAAGTAGGCTGGTACGGGTATTACTGTAATTACTGTGATCTATTTACATGGATGGGGCTATATGAAAATGCTGAAACAGGAACGATTAGATGCCGGAAATGTCGTTATGATGTTCGAGCGCACACGAAATGGATTACGCATGAGCGATTCATGGCACTTGGAGAACGGAATCACACGCTGTCGGAGATGCGGGAGCTGGGTCTATATGTCTAGCGATTGCGAATGGTGTCACAAGGTAGCAGCTTAGCCTGTGCTACCATATTGAAAAGTATCGGTTAGCTGCCGACGTATCGTCCGTTAGAGGGACATTACCAACCTACCTAAAAGCTGAAAGTAGGGAATGAGAATCATCTGCGCGCAAAACGAATCGCCTGTTGCGCATCGGGGCAGAACTCTCATATATGGCGCGATTGTGAGGAAATATGAAGCAATACCTTACCC